TCTGTAAAGATCATCAAAGAACCTGTAATCACAGTATATCAGTACGAACGTGGTGCTGATGTAACAGCAACTAAATTGACTGACCAAGAAATAAGCTTGGTTGTCGATACAGCTAACGCCTTTAAATTCATCGTTGATGACATTGAAACTTCTATGTCTCACGTTAATTTTAAAGAAGTGGCTGCTTCATCTGCTGCTTACGCTTTGCGTGATGCTTTCGATGAAGGCGTAATTGCTACAATGTTTGCAGGTGTTTCTGCATCAAGCCCTAACCATATCCTTGGTAGCGATAGTGCTACTGATCTGGCTGCTGGTACTTTTGACGGTACTGGTAACTTGGACATCGGTTTTGGCTCAAGCGAACACGATCCTCTTGATGTAATGGCTTATATGGCTCGTCTTCTTGACGAACAGGATATCCCTGAAGAAGGTCGCTGGTTCTTGGCACCCCCTAGCTTTTACGAGCAGTTGGGACAGTCAAGCTCTAAGTTGATGTCTGTTGACTTTAACGCTGGTCAAGGCTCTATCCGTAATGGTCTGGTATCTTCTGGAAAATTACGAGGCTTTGATATGTATAAGTCCAATAATATTGCCGCTACGAGTAACGCAGCAGGTAAAGTAATTGGCGGACACATGAGTTCTACTGCTACGGCACAGACCATCACAAGCACTGAGGTTCTTCGTGACCCAGATAGCTTTGGTGATATCTGTCGAGGCTTGCATGTGTATGGCGCTAAAGTATTACGTTCTGAAGCCTTGGTTTCAGCGTTCTACGGTATCGACTAAGCAAGTAATGAGAGAAGGGGGTGTAAAAGCCCCCTGATCTTTTTAAAAAAAGGAGAAGACATGGCTGTTTTAGGAAGCGACTCTAAGCCTCTAATGATTAAAGGCAATAGTAAAGGAAAAACATTAGGCGCTACCGGAAGCTGGTATAAACCTGAAAATCAAGAAAAATATAAAAACAACTGGGATACAATTTGGGGTAACAAAGAAGCCCCCGCCACTAAATCAAAGGCAGTGTAAACGATGGCTACAACCTTTTTAGATTTAACTAACGAACTTTTGAGAGAACTCAATGAAGTTACGTTAACAAGTTCAACATTTCCAAATGCGGTTGGTGTACAGCAACACGTTAAGGACTCACTTAATCGTGCCTATTTTGATATTATTAACGAAGAACCTCAGTGGCCTTTTTTATCTGTTTCCGATAGCGGTGGAACAGATCCAATGTATGGCAACGTATATTTAGAAACAGTAGCTGGAACTCGCTGGTATGAATTAAAACCCGCCAGTTCTAGTATTACAACAGATTATGGAGCAGTAGATTGGGATCATTTTTATCTTACTACTGTAGGTGTTAGCGGAGAGACAGCCCCTTATGATGATGGGAACTTGCGTTTTATGACACTAGAAAACTGGAAAGACTTTAGGCAAACTTCTGAAAACTTAGATGACGCAGACACTCAAAGCTACGGCAAATCTAATGCAATTATTCGCAGCCCTGATGGGCGAAAGTTCGGGCTTAGTCCTATACCAGATAAAGTATATCGTATTTGGTATTTTGCTTGGAACCTTCCTACGCGACTAAGCGCACACGGTGATGTCATAGTCTTCCCCGATGTTTACACACCTGTACTCATGGCAAGAGCTAGATATTATATATGGCAGTTTAAAGATAACCCGCAAGCTGCTGCCTTCGCACAAGAAGACTATAAAAAAGGACTGCGAAGTATGAGGTCTAACTTAATGTCTCCTACGCCTATGTATATTTCAGATGATCGAATGAGATTCGTATAGTATGGCGGCTTCGCAACCTTATGGTGTTTCATGTAAAGGTGGGTTAAACACAAACCTAAACCAACTTGAGATGCTCTCACAGCCAGGATTAGCTACAAAGCTTATAAACTTTGAAGTTGATGCAGACGGTGGCTATCGCCGTATAAATGGCTACGCGGCCTTTGGCGACACTCGTCCTAATAGTTCTAACGAAATACTAGGTCTTTCAGTATATGCTGACGGACTTATAGCTTGTTCAGGCGATGGAATCTTTTTTAGCCCTGATGGAGAGGATGCCTGGTTACAACTTAACAGAGCTAGTGTTGCAAGCGGTGGAGATAACCACACAGCCTTTACAGGCCGTAGCATGGACGCAAGAACTTCACAGGCGCAAACATCTTTTACAATCTTTGAAGGCAACACAGACTACGGACAGATCATTATTACTGACGGAGTTAATAAGCCTTTCTTATTTAGCATGACAGGAACAGGTGGCTTAACTACTCGTACATTCTTTGCAGAAGAAGTCACAGTAAGTGGCGCAACAGCCCCAACAGTATGCGCTATTCATGATCAACACTTAGTTGTTGCAGGAGCGCCTACTGCTAAAAACACAGTTTTTTATAGTTCGCTTCTAGACCCTAGTAGCTTTTCAGGTTCTGGAGCAGGTAGCATACTACTACCAGACCAGGTGGTTGGTATTAAAAGTTTCCGTAGCGATCTTATTATCTTTTGTAGAAATAGCATACACAAGCTTATTAATATTAATGATGCTAACAACATTGCTATTGTACCTATTACACAAAACGTAGGCTGCTTGAGTTCACACAGTATCCAAGAAATTGGCGGTGACTTAGTATTCCTTAGCCCAGACGGTATACGTTCTGTTGCGGGTACATCAAGAATTGGTGACGTTGAATTAGGATCAGTTAGCCGTCAAATACAATCTATTATTTCAGCTATAGCAAACTCTATCAACTCATTTAATATTACAAGTTCAGTCCTAAGAAGTAAGTCACAATACAGATTGTTTTACAACACAGATGGAGGCTCTACTGCGGCGGCTAAAGGTATTATAGGAACACTGACCGCTAATGGCTTTGAGTGGGCCGAAACGATTGGCGTACAAGCAACTGGCTTTGCTTCTGGCTTTGCGGCTACAGGCGTTGAAAAACTTTATCACGGCGACAACCAAGGCTATGTTTATAACCATAACGTAGGAAATAGTTTTTCTTTTGGTGGAAACCTTCTAGACATTACGGCACAGTATCAAACACCACACTACGACTTCGGCGACGTAGGAACACGAAAGACTATGCACTATGTTAAGCTTTCTGTAACTCCTGAAGGCGAAGTTTCCCCAGTATTAAGAATGAGATACGATTACGAAGATACAACAATACCACAGCCGCCAGAGTATGTTTTAGATAACATCCCAACACCTTCACTCTTTGGTCAAGGTTCTTTTGGAACATCTGTATTAGGTGCAAGTTCTGACCCAATGCTTCGTCAAGCTGTTCAAGGTAGCGGCACTGTTTGTAATTTCCAAATTAAAAGTTCAGATCAAAAGCCGCCTTACGCGATTAATGGCATCTACATAAATTACGTCCCATCAGGTAGGAGATAACCGAATGGCAGGAACAAGTTACACTAGACAAAGTACGCTTACCGATGGCGATACAATCACAGCAGCACTTTTTAACGCAGAATATAACCAATTAGTTACTGCATTTTCCTACGCCTCTACAGGCACGACAGGACACCAACATGATGGTGGAGCAGCAGAAGGTGGCAACATTGAAATTATTGGTGACCAGGATTTTTTAAATAAACTTGTTGTAGACACAAGTAACAATCGCTGGGGCTTTTTTGTTGAAGTAAGCAGTGCTGCTGTAGAACAAATAAGAATACAAGATGGCGCAATAGTTCCAGTAACTGATAACGATATTGATTTAGGTACTAGCTCATTAGAGTTTAAAGATGCTTTCTTTGATGGAACAGTAACATCAGATGCTTTTGCAGGGCCGTTAACTGGTAATGTTACTGGTAATGTTTCAGGCACTGCTGCAACAGTAACGACTGCTGCACAATCTAACATCACTTCTTTAGGGACACTTACAACCCTAACCGTCGATAATGTCATTATTAACGGCACGACTATTGGTCATACAAGCGATACTGATTTAATAACTTTAGGCTCTGGAATTGCTACAGTTGCAGGGGAAATAAGTGTTACTACGCTGGACATTGGGGGAACTAATGTAACCTCAACCGCAGCAGAGCTAAACATATTAGACGGCAAAGCTTTTCTTGACGAAGACAACATGGCGTCAAACAGCGCCACAGGAATTGCATCTCAACAGAGCATTAAAGCATATGTAGACGCACAGCAAGATACTGTTGATACACTTGGCGAAGTATTAGCACT